ATTAATCCCATTCTGGTAAGAAATAGCCACCAAGTGGAGGGAATTCATGATGTTGTGCTTTGGTCGGTAGATTAGCCATTGCGGTTTTATCAGCACGAATCATATTAAAATCAGCACGTTCTTGATTCCGTCGTGGATCCTGATTAGCTGACTTAATTTTTCCTGCGGCCATAAATGCCAAACGAATTTCTTGTTCCATAGAAACTCCTTAGACCTTCTTTGGTACCATATGTTTATCACGCAATCTATCATCTAACGCTTCTTGCTGATTAACGCCTCTGATAGTATCATCAAGACCTTCAGGCAAGTAACTTCCTGCTGACGGCCATGGTTTGATCATAACTTCCTGAGGAAGATTAGCAATTGCTGCATGATTTTCACGAATCATACCAGCATCATGCATTTCTTGATCACGACGACTGCTAAGTCCTTCGTAATGACCTTCAGAATGTTTTGGACTGTGATGAGAAGAATGATGTCTTTTTGCCATGGTTGGCTCTCCTTCGAAACTGCGATCCACTTTCGTGTCGCAAGGTTTAACCTCTATCGACCAACTAAAACCATTTTAGCCAGCTTGAGATCATAAACTTGGTTGCTGCGCCGGTTGTTGTTGGGCCATATTAAGTGCTGGATTCTGGGCAATTTGGCTGGCAGCAGCGTTTTCAACACGTTGGGCTTGCTCCATTTTGCCTCCAGCAGTCTCTTTGGTATCCGTCCGCAGCATGTTTGCTAAAGCAATCAATTTCTCTAAATGAACGATATCAAGTTGTTCTAATTCTTTCAATGCCCTTACTTTATCCAGCAGCCCTGCATCTTCGTCCCGCACCGCTTGTGCCCTGCGTTCAACAGCCAAAGCTTGGTTCTCTTCAACACGTGATACCCGTTCAAGACCAAGTCCTTGATCAGAAACTGCACGAGCACGAGTAAGTTCAATCTGCGCTTTCTGCATTTCAAGTTGAATGTCTTGAGCTTGTTTTTGTTCTTCTTGCTGTTGTTTTTTGGCTTGCTCAATGGATTCAATCAGCTCTTTTTTGTTTTGCATAGTCGACGCATTAAGTAGCATGTCATCAGGAACAGGGACTCCAGCTTCTCGCAAATGAAGCAGTTGTGCAAACTGCATTTGCTTTTGGGTTGCCGTATTGAGGCCTTCTTCAACCACTGCATCATATTTCCCAAACGCCTTATTGTAAAATTGTTGAGTAGGTTCTTCTCCTTCAAGAATCTTCTTTACCTTACCCGGCGTGAAGTTAGCCTGAATAAGATTAAGCATCAATTTACCAAGCATTTTTTGGGTATGATCAAGGTTATCAAATAAAATCTGTAAGGTGGTAAGACCCGAACCTTGCCGTAACATGGAAAGAATACCCGCTTTATCATCAGTTGCGCTACCAAGCAACTCTTCATTGACTCCCGATATCTGTGAAATCTCCTCACCAAGGATCTTCGATAGTTCAATCATCGATGGTGGAATTTGGGGAGCCAGTATCTGCTGCACATCAGTCATTTGTGCTTCATCTTTAAGCGCTAATCCGCGACCTTGTCCTGACAAGAATACATCTTTGGGATTAACGAGTGCAGATTCTTTATAAATCCATCCCGAGTTGATTTGGGACTCGAGGATATCTAATTCTATTGCCTTACGGCGATTATATAAGTATTGGCTATCACGTAATCCTCTGACAACGCCCTGAATACGCCACGGGAAATAAGGCATTTGTGGATAGTAATAGGCAAACGTTGGTACGAATGGATATTGATCGATCCCCATTGGCTGCGGACCATCGTACATTACTTTCCCTTGTACAACGACTGCAAGTTTTACCGTAGGAACGTCAGATTCAATAACGGTAACCTGTGGATACACGCGTAAGAATTGCTTTAAACGATCCTCATCTTGGGATCGCCATTCTTGTGTCTCACCAGTCTGCGCATCAACAAGCAATTTCTGGGGACGATAATCTCTATAATAATATTCATCGTATGTTAAAAGATTCTTCATACCGTAATTGTAGGTCTCAGGCATGAATTGGAACTTACCATCACGATTTGATAATGGTTCAAGACCAACAATCATTTCAGCAGAGTCAGGAAGCAGTGAAATACATTCACGTTTAGTAAGATATGAGCGCTTCCAGATCGCATTGCAATCAGATAAATCAGCTTTCTTAAAGAATGGATCGATCAAAAAACTATTGTATGAACAGTTATCAACCTTTATATTCCCACTCACTGGATCAGATCGATAATCCATCCATACCTGCAGTAAGTTCATCCCGGTAACGAGTGAACCCCTAAAAGAATCAGATATAGTTTCAAGAATACCTTCTTGGTTATTAATCCACATTAATACTTTGCTAAATTGATCTGCGGTTTCATCATCAGCATTCTCGACGCCAACAACAATGGTCGACTTCCTATTGTTTCTCTGATGACCATCGATCATGTTAACGACGCGAGCGATCCGATTGAAATTAAATTGTCTCCGACGATTGGCAGGAAGATTACCATAGATATCATTCCATAATGTCTGATCACCAGCCATAAACCGTGTATCAGTATCCGCCTCTCCCCAGAAAGATTGATTGATAGTGATAGATTCAGCATAAAATGCCTCCATTCGAGACAATATCCCTTTATCTTTTTCATCATAATATTGGGGGGCGAGCTGGGGGAAGATCATCTAGTTCTCCTTTAATCATTTCATACTTTCAATCCTAGTCTAGAATTACTCAAATATGATATCAAGAAGAATTACAATAAAGGAGGCATAAGTAAAGACAACCACAAATCCACTTATGCCCTCCTATGAATAAAACGCCTCAGTTAGAGCTCTTATTAGAATAGCTACTTCTGTTGTGTTCTTCGAGGAAGTTAAAGCCCCATTCCATAAGGCAATCAGCATCATGACGGAGAGGATTTAATAAAGACAGTAAATCATCAACTGATTTAGCCAGATCAACATAGATAGAGAATCTTTTATCGTAAGAAATAGTTACATCGTCTTCAATTTCGTATACACATTCTCTTAATGAATCCAGTTGATCCACACCCCAATTAATGACATGTCGCTCAAGATCCTCAAAAGACATCTTCTTCTTTTCTCTCTTCTTTGCTACCATAACTGCCCCTACATATCGTTTGTCTACAATCTGCACAAATTGATTCAATTTCACGATAAACCAACGTTGTAACAAACTCATCGGTTGTGTTAACTGATTTTAGATTATCAGTTTTATCGGCTAAATAAAATTGATTATTTTCGGTGTGCTTTTGAGTACGATAATGAGGAATAATGAAACCACGGCAGTCACGCATTATTAATAACCTTCATTATTAAACATCCTTGGCAAATTGCTCTCGCTACCATATAATGCTTCACGGTATCGTCGATCAAGTTCATCAGGAGAGGTACCATCTTTTGTTTTTGGTAGTGATATACAGAGATAGCGCATCGAATCCGCAAAATGGGAGGACCAATCGTGCAGTGGGCAGCTTTTATATACCTTGCGTTTCACATCATACTCTTGGCGGTAATTCTCAAGAGCCTTTAATAATGGCTCGCATGCTTTTACATCAATCCATATTTTCCCTAAAGAGGATCGAACCGATTCAATCCCATCTTCGATAGAAACATCTGGTGCTATCGTAAAGCTAATTCCTAACTGTTTTGCTTTCTCGATCCGTGTCATACCAGAACCAAACTCACGAACGCGTATATCATGGGGCGCAATATGTTTTCCGTAGGTGTACGGCTTCTGCTGTAAGATCTTTGCATAATGCTCAAGACCTTCTTTATTCTTTTCATACACATCGATTAATCGTATCGCCTGACCAATCACCTGAAAGAAGATAATACAGGTATTATCGCGTACTCCCAAGTCCCATGCAGTATGTACTTTGAACCCAGGCTCCCAAGGAACCATGCCAATTTGATTGTTTACCCGCATCCTATCAAGATATTTTGCGTAGTAAGAACCCTCGACACCCATGGTAAAACTGGTATAATACTCTTGTTGAATTAAATCTTCGCTCATTACTCCTTCTCTGCGTTCTTTTTCTATTTCAGAAAGTGGTATGTGATTAGTGTCTTCAATGGTGAGTTTATACACAAACCATTCAGGAGAATGAAGGGCTATCTGATACAGCTGCCACATATGATTTTTACCCCGAGGAGTAGAGATAAAAAGTGCCCAGCCTTGGTTCGCCGTCAGAATCGGTCGAATGTATTGATATGCCCTCTCATCCTGCAGTGCATACTCTGAGAATACTACTCCTTGTGGATTAGTACCCATCAGAGAATCATAGTTATCTGAACCAACTATTTGGAAGAGAGACCCGTTTTTAAAGCGGATCTTCATCTCCTGTCCATTCTTGGAATCTATTAATTCCTCAGGAATGTAATCTAAAATCCGTTCACCCGTGCTTGTTATTGAATCCCAAAGGATTTTCTTACCCGATGCGTAGGTAGGAAATATGTAAAATATTACACACACTTTTCTTAAACAAGCACGAATGCACAGTTGAAAGGCAGTCATGTCCTTACCAGCTCGCCGAGGCAAGATAGCAAGAACCTTTTTGTAACCCTTATTCTCTATCGCATCAAGAATAGGAAGTTGATAGTCTCGTGGAACAAATTTATTCAATCGTATCTTCGTTTCTACGTTCAGGACAGTTTGCGTACCCGCAGCTGCAGTGTTCATATTTGCATTTAGCTTCATTGCATGCATAGTGTTTCCTTAACCAGTATTTCAATATATAGTTAATAACCAAAAATATCAGACAATGGAGAATGAAATTAAAAACCAAACACATACACCACATTATTCCCGATACTGTTACTGGTATTCTCCCTACAAATGAACACATCCAGTATATCCATCCGACGTACGAAAATTGCAGCACTCCATGCCGTTTACGATAACACCACGAGGATGCTTCTGTACGGTTACAGGTAGTTTTATCACACTCATAGTGCTCTCTTAACCAGTATTTCAATATAAAGTTAACAACCAAAAAAGTAGCAACGTGGAAAATGAACGACATCATTTGTGAGCCAAATGCCATTGTATATGAATAATGCCTCTCCAATCTATAGCACATTATTGTTGCTGGTACTAACACTAAAAATGAATACAACCAATACATCCATCCAACAAAGGTAAACTGATCTATACAATGCCGTTTACGATAACACCATCTATTATTGTTCATCGAGACTATCTCCTTTTATGAGTTATTCTTTTTGTTCGTCAAGACCTTGTATTGCCCTAATTGATCTCTTCAATTCATTATCACCAGATCGTCTATAATTAATACTTTTGTCACCAAAACGAGCAAGTGTTTTTGCATGTTTTTCACTCTGCGAAGCCATTTCTTTTTTTATAAGAGCAAGTTCTTTCTGTTTTTGATTAAGCTTTTGATTTTGTTCACTTTTTAATATTTCTTCATGGAGTTTTGAAGCATTTTCTTGTATTTCTAAGTTAGCAGCATTGACCTTTAAATTCTGTTCAGCATACTCTAGGGCTTTTTGTCGATCTTCAGTGAGTTGACGCTGTTCTTCTTCTCGTGCCGCTGGCCCTCCTTTTAAAACATCAACAACTTTCTGAAAACCAATAGCAGCACCACCGCTACTTGCAGTGAAAACAACTCCATTCACCGCAATATTAGCAAGCTCTTTTGCTCTATCCGAATTACTCATTTCTGCATCATTCATAACGTGCGCAACGCTCTTTGATGAACCAATAGTATTTGCCGCGCCGGATATTGCTATCTTGCCTAATCGTTTCGCGTGGTCAATCGTAGCATTTAATGCACTGTACGTCTCCTGATGAGGATTTGCGACCTCCGCAGAAACAATCGGTTCTACAGCTGGCGCATTAAAACCTCTGGTTGTTTTATCATCAGTACCTTCATTTGATGAACCAATAGAAGCTGCCGCTCCTGACAGTACTACTTTAGTTGCAGTTGGCGTTGAAGAAACAGCGGCATTTAATGCATTGTACGCTTTCGTAGCTGCAGCAGAAGGATTTGCAGCTATTGCAGCAACAATCGGTGCAGCATATGGTGCCACAAGTACGGTAGCAGATCCAGCTACAGCTCCAATCGCAAAACTAGTAGCATCCTTTTTAAACTTCTGTGGTGTTCCGCTTACTCTACACATGCTTCTCATAATACCCCATCCACCACTATATTTAGAATCGCATGTTTCCTCATTAGCAGAGAAGATCAATGATGATACGCAGAGTAATGACAAAGATAATAATTTATTCACAGTTAATCCTAATTTACTTTAATACTATTGTGATTGTTCAGAATAAGATTCATCTTTAAAAGAGATTTCTTCGTTTCGCTGCTTTCGGCGCTTCCTGTGGAGCTACTTGAGGAGCTGCTGCTTGAGAAGCTAATTTCTTTTGTTGAGATAATTCAAATATCTGACGCAGTGATGGCGCTGCGACTGGAGCAGATTGCTGAACCACGGGCGCTGCTGCCTTTGGAGCCGCTTGAACAGCTTTAGGAGCAGGAGCCGGGGCTTGTTTTACGGGCGCTGCTTTTTGAGCCGCTGGCGCCGCTGCTGGTTTTTTAGTTACCGGTGCTGGTGCCGCTTTTGCTGCTGCCTTTGGCGCTGCAGCAGGTGCTGATTCTCGTTTTACAGGCGTTGCTCCCTTATAAGCACCGGATTGAACTGGCGCTATATCATCATATACAGCGCTATAAATTTTACAGCTATCATTCCCACCTGTGCGCTCAAAACGAGCCGGTTGTGGTGGTGTATAATTACTATCCATATTCACTTTATATGCTCCATCTGCACCAATTGAAAGTCTAGGATCAAGAATACTGGATTCCCCCCAACCCAAAGGATGCCTTGATAGTGCTGTGCCCCCCAAAGCACATTCCGCCTTAGAAGTCGGTGCCGGATCACTACCAGTATATAAATCACGAACCATTTGATCATTTATCTCTTGCTCTCTTCTATACTGAGCGCCTCTACAATCTCTACAAGGTTCACGAGTAGCGCCTATTGAATCCGCAGTGGCATTAATAGCCGCTTTCGTAACCTGTCCACCAACTTCTCCAAGAGCTCCGGCAACAATTGCTTCTAACGCCCACATCATATTATGAGTCAAAACACCATCAACGAATAACTGATGAACCGATGCAATGTTCACCATACGTGTTTTCATTGCCAAGCCACTCTTTCTTTTCACATCAAGGATAGTAATTGGCAATAGATCACCGCCAAATAATGCATTCTGGGCAGTAAGATCTTCTGCCTTTATCCATTCTTCTTTTAATGGATCAAAAAACAATTGATCTGGTGCTGCTTTGATTCTTCGTTTTCCCAAATTGATTTGTATTGTTGAGTTTCTCCTGCCACCACACTGGTTCATCAGGACTCGCTCGTGTGCAAGACCGTTCATCTCTCTGTTCGCAGAAAGAACGCGCTCACCTACCATAACTTCGTGTAACATTTTTACGCCAGAACCGGATTGTACTAATGCATCGCCTGGTATAACCGCAGCGATAGGATTGGAAAGTGCGACAAGAATCGTCGACATCTTTAAATGATATTTCATGTTGCTCCCTGAAATATACTCGTATATGATTTTAAACACTGCTCTGCTTTACTACTACCGCAAAAATTTAGTCTGTATTTCCTCCATTTCTTGCACGTAATTGTTGTAAATTTCTTGGCACATAATCTCTTCTTCACCTATAAGCACGGTTGCCCAAAGGCTTATCGACCAACTCATGATATCCCGTATACCCCACGAAGATGAAGATCGACAAACGAAAGAATGAGTATCAGTTGCTGAAAGAGATCCAGCAAGTAACATAATTATCGAACATCGTATCATCATACGTTTCATGTACGTCCTAAAATGTAATGAGTTATCGCACATCACTGTAGCGGTAATTTTTAAAAAATAAAGAGCGTTTTTGCCAAAAAAATGATTTTAGGAACAAAATAAAAAAAACTGCATTCAGCGTGTAACGTGAAGGGAAAAAACATTCCTAAAAGTTGCGTGATTATTCTTCAGTTTTTTTAGGAGGCACTAATGGTGAGTTGGGATAGTTTTCCAATATTACTTGTATCGGTTGTGTTTGATGTGCATCATTTTTTGCTGCAAGGGAAGAACGCCATTCCTCTGTCTCTTTCCATTCCTTGCTGTACACGCATTGGATCTTCATAACCATAGCACTGTTGTATTTGTTCAGGAGCCCACCCTTTTCTCTGCGCATCGCAATAATTTCACGGACAAACGATTGAGCACTTTTCAATTTCGAAGATCGATTTACCCAATCTTCCCATGTTGTTTGTGGTATACCTTTTTGCATACGATATTCATTCATAAACAGAATGTCATCATTATTGTATGTCATATTCACCCACTCAATAGCACACTTGGTTAAATACTCTGGTGAAATTGGTGTCGTTACAAAAGTGAACATATCCTCATAACATTCTTGATCATACGTTTTTAAAGGCGGTTTTAAAGCGACTAAAACCCGTTTTTTTGCCTGTTTGTGTACTTGCTTTATAGTATTAGGTATTTTCTTGTCCATTGTGGCAGTTCCTGTTCGGCGTTTTTCTTTTGCCATTTTTTTCTGTAATGTGCTCATTCGTTCCATGATGTTCCTTTCTGATGTTAGGATATCAGTGTGTGATGAAACGTCACGAACTCGTGAGGATCTGTCACGGGTTGGTCGCCGCCACAATATCTCTTATCTGCTGTTGCTCCACCGGAGTGCAATGGGATAATAGGCCATCAGCGAAGATCGCCAAGAAGGGATTAGGACTCTTCTTGAGTTGTAACTGCATCTTCAATGCCTTTTCAAAATGACTCTCTGATTCACGTTTCTCTTCTGGTTTATATAGTGCATAAGGTCCATCTTTTGGTCTCACGTATGTATGAGCCTTTCCCGTTTCAGTAGTTTTTTTATTCTTAAATCCTGCAGACTGCGTCATACCAAATGGTTGCTCGTCAGCAAGTGGCGTTGCCTTTGCAGCTTCTTGCCTGAAAATCCCCATAAAGTATGCAGGTTGATTGCAGATTGCAGTTCCTTCTTTTAATTTCTTACGAAATTGGATGAGCGATTTCTCGTAAACCCACCCCGGGTAGCTTCGCACCTCGATGAGTTGCTCCGCAGTCAGTTGCTCCATGATAATTTTATCCCTCGAAAAGGTCTTAGCAATTAAATTATCTACCTTTTCTTTTAATAGGTACCGATTTTCCTTTTTAGGTCTAGACAACAACAAAAAAAAGAGGGAGAGGTCTACTATCTGTCTAACCAATGAGGATAATTCTCTTCTTTTTTTATAGTAAAACTGATGCATCCTGAATACGAGTGTTTTACGATACCCACGATACTCAGTCTGTATGATATTGAGTTCCTTAAGACGATTGATTGCTGCTTGAACCGTAGAGCGAGCGCAGTTAGCCATTTTTGCGAGCAAAGACAAAGAAGGGAAAACACCAGCGTGTTTAACCACAAGCTGCATGACACAATCAAACACTCTAATGTGTGATTTGGTAAGATTATCTTGAAGAAACTCACGGAAATATTTTGTTTGATTTTTTTTTAGTTGACAATCGAATAAATTGCCATTATTATTGCTATACGAATTGATTGAAATAACAAAATGATTAGACATTAGGACTCCTCCTTTGGATTCCGTATCTCCTTTTTGATCTCCTATTGGTGATTGTATGGGTGATGAGACACTTTATTGTTACGAATTGATATTGATTAGGTTTAGGATGGCTTTTCATTTTTTTGTTTTTTATGTGTTTAAAACGTCGGTCGGGAAACTTAAGTAGTAAACACGTTGATTGATTTTGATTGTGATCGTGATTGTTGTTAATTCAAATATCGCTATATGTTTGTTGAGAATAAGTTTTAGATCCAAAACGTTTCTAAAACGGACTGATTCTTTACCTTGTTCTCAACAAATTAATACGAGCTATTGTAATGGTTTCTTTAAATATCGCAATAGTTTTTCTCTAATTTATCTAAGCCTTCTGCTATCTTGAGAAGGCTTGTGCATGATAGTTTACCTCCATGAAATAGCTTGTAGATCGTGTAATACGATACACCACAAGCATCTATAATCATGATGTGTGTCATCTTATATTTCTTTACGAGTTTTTGTAATCGTTCAGAAAGATCCGGAGCAGAGTTCTGGATTTCGATTTGTTTAAGCATATCTAACATATACCTTTCCTTCCTATTAATTGACAAAATTACAATTTTATTGTATAGTTTTTTATAATAGATGACAATGCTTGAGTTTAATCTTCAAATATCATGCTCATTTTGTACAAACTGGTTCAACAAATTTATTTTTTATACTGATTTCTGTAAATCTGCTATAATATAATATAATAAAACACAATGTAAATAAGGAAAAATCAATGAGTACAAAAAATGAACTAGCGAGAATCACTATTGACCTTCCGCCAGAGCTACAAAAAAAATTAAAAACTTTCTCAGTGATCAATGGAATAAGCATGAAAGAATTAGTGATCACCGCAATTGAGAAGCAACTGAAAGCAATGGAAGCGAAAACAACTAATATCTTGCATCGAGAAAATTATCATGGAAAATAATCTGTTTAATGCATTGGCTCGCGCACAGGCTACCTATGCTGTTGCACACAAGAATGGGTATAATCCTCACTACAAGAGTAGTTTCTCAACATTTGAGGACCTTGTATTGGCTTCACGTGAATCGTTGACTAGAGAGGGAATTTCAGTGACTCAGTATATTGAGTCTACTGAAGATGGAAAAGATTACCTTATAACGATCCTTATGCATATCTCAAGTCAGAGTATTAAGAGTAAGATGATCATTGCAGTGAAAGACAGAACTGATGTACAGAAGTTCGGCAGTGCTCTTACCTATTTAAAGAGGTATTTGTACGCAGCGATCTGCGGGATAGCAACCTCAGAACACGATG